AGGATTATTTACAGCCGACATAGTACCCGTTGCAGAACTTGTTGTTCCTGTAACAACTTCGGTACCAGCAAATGCTGTTATATTTTTAACTGCATCTATACCAGTCCATTGTGTCTGTATATATTTTAAAATTCTATTTGTAGAATCCCAATTTACAACTTTACCCTTTGCAGCAGATGTACCGCCAGTAATAACTTCATCATTTACAAACGAGCCTGGTGTAGGACTTGCAGCAAAAGTTACACTTCTCAATCCGCTTAATGTAGCACCAGTTGAAACTGTAGTTGTACCATGGTTATATGGATTTCTTATTAGGCCCACTCTACGAAAATCTTGAGCTATTACAAAATCTCCAGAACCTTCTGCTCCAGCTATTGATACATTAATCATAACATAAAAAGCACCTAACTCTTTTAGAGCATCATATCCATGGCCACCTTTAGGTCCAACTAATGGAGTTAATACTCCAGCTGACCCACCACCTATACCTGTGATATTAGCAACGTCTACTGTAGCAAATGTATAACCAGTACCTTGTGTAGTTACTGTTGCAGCCGTTATGGCGCCACCAGAAACTACCACTGTACATGCTCCACTAGCACCATCACCTCTAATAGGTACTGATGTAAAAGTTCCGTTTGTATAACCCGAACCTGCTGTTGTTATTGCGATATGTCGTAGTTCACCATCTACTGCGTTAGTTGATACTGTAGACCGTGAACCCGATGTTACTGTTCCCAGTGTATCAACAACTGGCATAAAATCTGTAGATAAAAAGTTTGCTGTTTGGGTAGAAGTCATAGTATACATATACTTCCAAACATAACCATCACCCGTTGCGGCTTCAGTATTACTTGTCGCCGTTGGTTCTACTGTAGACGCTGTATTACCATCATTACCCATACACTTATAAACTTTATACTCGGAAGTCATTATATAATAAGTAGCACTAAAAATATTTGTTGCACTGCTATTAGATGTTACAGTCGGACTATAATCTGGACGATATATGTCATAGGTAGTGCCTGTTGCCCAAGTTCGTCTTGGAACCACAAACGAAATATCTGAAGCTGTGACTTTTTTAGCAGCCATCATTTCCCTAAACTGAGCATATTCTGAAACTATATCATCATTAGGAGTAGGTGGCGCTCCATCTGTACCTCCGCCGGTTGCTGTTTCAAATGCCTGAGGTCGTCCAATAAACAGATAATAAGTCGATGCGGCCGCTTCGCCGATAGACTCATAAAATTGTTCTGCATTGTGGACTCTGAATTTGTGAGTTACTATTGCTGCCATTGTGTCAAATTTCTCCGAGTTTTCTTTCTATTATTTATACAAGTTATTAAGAATATGAAAGCGTGATTTCTCCTGGTACCGGTACATGATATCGTTTTTGTGGTTCTGATGTAGCATCTCCGATAACAGCAGTAGCAAAATCTTGTACACGCCAAGATTCTTCATTTGTGTGTATAAATTTAAAGTTATAAACAGCGGAACCGTCAGCGTGTGTTGCGGGTGATGTTGTACCTTGTACGTCTGCTCCTCTAGTACAACCTGTTAGGTCATTACTAGATTTGCCTGTGTATGTTATCTGTTCAGATTCTATTACTATTGTACCTTGTGGTGGAAATTGAGAAGCATCTGTTAATGTTATTGTATTATCCGAACTGGACAATGTGCCGCTTTCGTTTAATGTAGTACGTTCTCGTTTTTCATAATACCCACGATGACTTCTAAAAGTCACAGCAGAATCTACCGATGTTTTATTATAAAATCTATATGTCTCAGCATTACCAACTCGTACACCAGCACCACCCTGACTTCTAGCTATTGTAAGTGATGTCCATATAATTGGAGATGTTGAAATTACTGAAGCTCGAGCAGCCTTATGTAGGTTAAGTTGTGTAGCAAATATAGTCTCAAATGTGGAGAACAATTCTGGTGTATATGTTCCACGTGCTGTTATAGCTTCTTGTGCCGTAGATGTTGATTTAATTCTAGCATTTAATGTAGACACTGTATCTATTTGTCCAAATACCTGCCAACCCGCTGGATGTATAGACTGGTTCAAATCATTGCGCCAGTCTGATATAGCTGTACCTATCTTTATCACATAAGAATAATCTTGATAATAGTAACTGTCTTGTATTTTTTTGGATGACTCTGATATAAATCCATCTTGGTTTATATAAGATCCAGTTCTTTCTGTTGATGTTCCTATTACTCCAGCTAAAGAACTTGATTCTACTGCTTGCACTACAGCAGTAACACTACTTGAACCTCCAGTAATAGTTTCTCCAACACTAAACGCACCTGTAAGCATTGTTACCTTCATTACATTAGTACTTGTAGATACAGATTTTAAAGTTGCTGTAGCAGAACTTGTTCCGCCTGTAAGTGTTTCTAATGTTGTAAATGTTCCACTAATAGTTGTCACTAACAAATTACTTTGAGTTGTTAGTGTTACTGTATCTGTATAATGTATTCCGGGATCATCTATTGACAAGGCTCTAATTTTACCTACACTACCTGATCCTTTAGCTATAACTTTAGCATTTGCACCAGCCGATGTTGTTATTGTAAGTGTAGGTAATGAAGTATAATTTTCTCCTATGCCCGTAACTCTGACATCTGTAATTGGCCCCGTTAGTCCTTCTTGTACAACTTTATCACCAGATAAAGAATCGCTATACACTGTATGGTCTTCAAGAACAATATGGTCAGTTGCAGCCATACCATAATCTTCTTCTTGATTAAAATAAAGTGGTACAGTATCTTCTGTTGTAAGTTCACCAGGATATCCAGCTGTGCCTTCTTCTGTTGCAAATCTAAATTGTTCTATAAGAGAACCGGTCTCTGGTGCAAACCCACCATTAACTATAGAAACTGTACCTGCTAAACCGGATCCATTTGTGCCTGTATTATTAACATTTATAGCATCACCCACAACATAGCCAGTTCCAGCATCGCTAACTAATAACTCAGAAATTGTACCAGTAGTTAAATTATCAATTGTTACAGCAGCACCAATACCATTTGTAGTAGTGATACCTATAGTATCTGTTGTATCATAATATTGTCCTGTGGAGGTAATAGTATTACCGGTTATTATAGATCCCACCTTAGCATTAATAGTAATAGATTCATCTGTATTAGATGTTCCAGTTATATTTTGTCCTGTTACAAAAGCTCCACTTAAACTATTATCACTCAATACCAATTCGCTTAGAGTAATACTACCTAATTGAAATTGTGTCACGGATTCTACGTTAGCTGTTGCTAAACCAATATCTGTATATCCCCCTGTAGGTCCTTGATAACCAGCTGTATCAGGATGATGTACACCACCTAGTTCTGTAGTTGTATCCCTAACAGTCGCTTGTGTGATAGTTTGTCCTATTAATTTAGTTATATCATCTGCAGCATCTGTCGAATCTTCCAACTCTATATGTGTACTATCTTCATCTATTAAAAATATATTACCATCTATATCATCTTCCATTAAAATGGTATCATTATCCTGTATTACTCTTAAAACAGTTGGGTCTGACCAATTACCATCTGAAACACGAATCATATCTACAGTTGGATAATATACATCAACATTTTCATTAAGTAATATTTTAAAAAATAATTCGTGCGCTTTTCTTGTGCCTTTAGAACGATATAAATCTGTTATGTTCTTTAATAGCTTTCTTTTATTAAGGCCTGTCGTTAATGTTTTTGGTATTGTTTTTAGAATTTCATTTTTAAACTGGTCAAAAAATGAATCTATAGTATCATCAACATCAGCATACTTCATTAGCTGGGAAATATTTTCTACTGGGTTTGCCCTATACCCAGATATCTCGGCATTAGCGGTAGATGTTCCGCCTGTTACAACTTCACCTATAAGAAATTTTGGTTGAGCTGATATAAACAATCTTGAATTGCCATTGATATCTTCAACCCGAACTGTAGCAGTTGCTTTAGATGTATCTCCAGTAATAGTTTCACCATTTACAAACGCCCCATAGTTTGTATCTTCCATTAAAATTCTATCAGTGCCAGTTATCCCAATATTGGATCTTAGATTTTCATTTTGTAATACAATAAAATTAGTAGAACCTTCTTCCGATAATATTTGATTTGTGGCACCAACATTTGTTAATTGTAATTCAGCAGATTCCATAAACTGGTAATACTTTTCTAAAAAAGTAATTACACCAGCTGTATCTGATTGTACAAAATCTGGAAACTGTTCCGCTACTTTAAGCGAAATTTTATTATTAAAGGTCATTGGCTATAAGATGTTGTTGTTGTGTATGATACACCAGCGTTAGATGCTCCTGAGGCTATTGTATCTTCCGCTCCTGTTACGGACATATTAGTAGAGTCTATTTCTAAAATTTGATTTCTAACAGGCACTATATCATTAGATGATGGTAATACCGTAAGTGTAATTGTATCGTCTGAATTCGATACACTAGTAATATTAAAAGAGGTTAATATTATTTCTCCTGTATCATAATCAATTGTACCAGCGGCAGTATCTACATAAGTTCTGGCTGAAGCCACTAGGTAATAAGTTCTAATTACACCAGCCCCATCGTCATCTAGGTACAACGTATTTGCATTACCACTTATAATAAATCCTGTTGACGATAATTGTTTTTCCGCAGCATCTGGATCATGTAAAGCATTATTAAATGAAACAGTATATTTTGTAGCAGCAGATAAAGTTGGTGTAATACTCCGACTGATTTTAATTGTTGTAATATTAGATAATATAGAAGTATCAACATCATCAATAGTACTTGCAAATTTTGAATGTCTAAAAATACCTTCAAACTTTTCCAAATTATCATCACTAAAAGTATTAATAGCAGCTGTTATCAATGTTTCTAAAGCACTAGAAGTTTTTGTTGTAGCAGAATTATCAAACTTAAAATTCACAATGGGTATAATCTTAATCGTTATTGGATCTTCTATCTCTACAGTTACACTAGCTACCTTATAATCATTTAACTTTGTTATAATAGTATTCTTTGTAGCAGCAGTAAGTGTTGTGCCTGTCTTTGGACGAATAGAAATATACACTTTACCATATACAGCCGGACTAGCATGTTCTCCACCCCAAACCGCTATAGATTGTACATTAGAATATATCTGAGGAACAATTGCTTTATAGTCAGCTGCTGTAACGGCTCTATTTTGGGCAGAATAACTAAATGGTGCATTATATTTTATAGCATCTAATGTATCTGCCTCAGCTCCACCAGCTGCCGCTGTTGCTGTTACTACTGTTATAACGCTGTTCCCACCTATATTACTTTCTGAAGTAAATGTACTTGCTCCATTAGCATCTGCTTTATTTGTAACAACATAGCTCATTGTTATGATGTTACCATCAATTAATGCTTTACCTATAATGCCGTCCCCAAAATAAACTTCCCATTCTTCATCTGTTGTTTCCTGTGTAAAGAATGCCGTAGTAGTATCTACAATATCTACAATATTATCAGCTATAGTATATGTTGTGGTAGTTGTATCTGTGGAAGAAGTTTGTACAGTAACGCTTAATGTAGAAATATCTATATTATTATTATCTAAAATAAATCTTTGGGCAGCGTCAGAAATATTTACTGTATATTTTGTAGTTACATATGTACCTTCATAAACAGGTAAATTACTAAAGGTATAAATTCCGCTATCTGGTTGTATTGTCGCATCATCAATTGCTACAAACTGATATTGTATTCCACTAACTGTGGTTTGAAATGCGTGACCAGCAGACAATGTTAAAGAACCTGATGTAGCATCATCTACTGTTACGTCAAGATAAGCAATAGGTGTTTTAGCCGAAACAGGAGTATAACCTAATCGTTTTGCATGAGATACGACAGAGTTTCTTTTTACAGCTGTATCCAAAAACATTTCATTAGCTAACATATTTGCCATGAAAGCATTATAGTGTGTGTTGTAAGCCAACACATCTAACAGTACCGACATACCAGATCCTTCAAAATCATAATCTGTAAATTCTGTTTGTCCCTTTAAATATGTTTTTAGATTAGTTTTAATAGTATCAAAATCTAAATCTGTAATTTCTAATTTGCCTTGTGTATTAAGTGCCATTATCGTATCCTGTCCAGGAAGACTTCTACTTCCTCTATTTCATTTGGAATATTTGTTAAAGAAAACCTAACTGTTATTCTTAATCTGTTATTATCTAAATCTCTACCAGTTGCAGTATTTACTGTAACCTCATCCAATATAACTCTTGGTTCATATATTTCTATAACCCGTCTTATAGCCACTTGTAACTCTGCCTCAAGAATGGGAGTAAAATTCTCAAACAATGCCCCATATACATCTCCACCCACTTCTGGATGAAATAGGCGTTCGCCTCTATTCGTTAGTACTAGATTTCTTACACTACGTTTTATAGCTTGTACATCTGTTACCTTACTAACATCACCAGATAATGGATTTTTAGTAAAGAATAGATTTAAATCTTTATAGATAAAAGTGCTTCTAGGACTTTCGTTTGTTGATTGGGCATCATCATACCCTGTATTATATGTTATAGGCATTGTTATTATTTATAAACTATTCTGACTTTTCCCATGTGCCATCATTATACTTACCAGATCCAATAACTGGATCACCTTCTCTTATGTTTTCAGCATTTTGATTTACTGCTGGGGCAGTAGAACCAGCAAACACATTAGTCTGTGGTTTATCATTCGTTACTGTAGGCGCTCCAGAACTCCACATATCTGTACTACTACCTATTGTAAGATCCCCTAATGGTGCCCAGTCACCTACATCTCCCTCAAGGTTTGCATATACACCAGAGGCCGAACTTCTTACGGCATCAGCGGCATAGTATGCAAAATGTACTCTTGCTTCTAATGTATTTCTGGATCTAGGAGTAGTTGTTAAATCTAATGTACTGCCACCTTCAAAAACTATAGCACCACCGGCAAGTTCCATGTTATCAGTAAGTTCATCAGAATGTGCTAAATTGGCCAAAGGATTACCTTCAGGTACTTTTAATATAATTTTACCAGCTGATTCATTTGTAGAGCCAGCTTCCATTTTTATTAAACCTCCAAAAGGAACATCAGCTTCTTCAGCAGTATCAGAAGCATAACCTGTAGCTTTCATATTAATATTTCCTGCTGTCATATTAATAGAATTTTCGCCAGCATCTAAATTTATTTTATGTCCTCTTAAATCCAAATCACCTTTAGCATATATGCTGATGTTGTGGTCAGATACTAAACGTATATTCCATTTTGAACCGATTGTCATTTGGTCATTACATTTTATAAGCATTTCGTTATCACCAGTCCAAAGTGTTTTACCTTTCACATAAATGTAATCGTCACCTATTGTTAAGTTGTGTTGGTCACCAACAACTCTGGTAGTTTTATTACCACTATCATTAATTTCATAATAAGTTCCAGACCTATGTTTCTGATGTATTCGTTCTGCTCCAGGTGTATCATCGTATTCCATAATATGACCTGACTCAGATTCATAAACATGGTTATAAGGATATTGTGCAGCATATGCTGAAGCAGGTTCACTCCAGTAATGTGTCATTGTTTCTTTAGTTCTTTCACCGCCGGCAAAACCATCTTTAGCTGGATTAGCGAATTGACCAATGCCCATATTAATCCATTTCTCTCTGCTTGTTGCTCTGTAACCAATTGAATAGTGTGGGTCTAATATCACTACACCTGTATTAGCAATATGTGTTCCAAAAGTTAAATCTGATCCATAAGTATGTGTAGCAGTATCTGCCATTGGATTTTTTGTATTATTTTCTGAATATGTTTTTACATCATCTGAACCTGAACCACCTGTGCAACTTCCATCTGATGATCCTATAATAATTGTATATCCGTTCTTTGCATTACCACTTACTGATTTAGCAGTAAAGGTACGACCATTAAGTTCATCCATTCCTTTTAGTCCAGATAGTGTTATAATATCATCTGTCTCAAATGGTTCATAGGATGTTCCACCCTTTGTCGTAATTGTAATTTTAGAATTAGCTGTCGAAACACTAGCCACACCCATACCACCTATAGCCAATCGGTTGATATCAGGTTCAGGAATTGCTATTACATCAGCAGTCTTTAAATCTGAAAACTTTTTATCTCCGTAAATACCAGCCTCATATAATTTTTCTATTCTATCATACATACTTGGACCGTAAGTAGTCTTGATACTTCCTAAAGCACAATATCTAAAACGGGGATATGGCTTCTTACTTGTCTCCTCTGTGATTACAGGATAAGAAATATCTGAACCTTCATAGTATCCAGTTGATACTACATTACCACCCCAAACATTTTCTTTATATGAAGAATCTCCTACAGCAGAAAAGAAACTTGACATATCACCACGTGCCGGTGGTCCTACTAATCGTCTAGTAGTTCCATATGCTTCAAAAAGAGCATCAGTATGTGTGACGTTTGTAAGTGATTTAGCAGACCCAGCAGTAAACACCATTTTACTTGCTCTGGCTCCTGTAGAGGCTATATCTGCGGCAAATAATATTTCATCACCATACATTTTTGTAGAATCATAGCCTCCAGGTCCATAAGAAGCATGGTCTGATAATACATCTATTATAGGCGTATCTGTTTGCCCGGAAGCACCACTTTCAAATGTAGTAGAGTCTGGTTGAAAAGGAATATTACTGAAATCAGATGTAGGATCAAAAAATCCATAATCTATATTTGTACCTCTACTCTGACCCCACTTACCTTGTTCAGATGGTTGTGTATTCATTCCAGGCAAAGTACCCATAATTATCCAATCTTGTAAAGATTCGGGATCTCTAGCAAAACCAATAACCCAAGTTCCTTCTTCTATACCTGGATGAGATTCACCCACCCCAGACATAGAATGCCCGCCAACTGGTTGCATAATTTGTGACCAGGGTAAATCATCAGTACCTATTTTTTGTTGTTCTTTGGTATGATAACCCAACCACCTAACTTTAACACGACCCATTTTATCCGGATCATGCCTATCTTCAACTACTCCGATGGCCCATATAAAGCCATCACGTCCTAAAAATCCTGTATTCATAATCATATTTATATAGAAAATACTAAATAGAGTTTTGGCTCCGGAGGCTCGGATCGAACGAGCACGGTATCGAAATACCACCTAGTAAACGGCTAGGCGTGTCTACCACTTCCACCACTCCGGAGTATTCTTTCTAGTGCATATTCTGTATCACATCACGGACGTTATACATCTGCTGTGCTCTAATGAACCTGGTCATACCAATGCCTCCACCAACCCGTGGGAAGAAGTCGTATGACAAAAACTCATCCAACTCTTTCTCAACTCTATTCTTACCAAACTTGTCAAAGAGCAAGTTAGCATAGAGACCATCAGAAATAGTGTGGAACATTTCTCGCATCTCTACTGGGTCGGTTCCTCTTTCTGCTGAGCCGATAGTTTCTTGCTCACATATAATAACATCTATCTTTGCGGCAGTGCCATCACCATTCTGTTTCATATTCCAGAAGGGTGAAGTATAGTTAGGGAAGTTTCGTATCATAGTTGGACGCCCACCCCAAGACCTGCACATATCTCTTTCGTGGTCGTGGTCTAATTCTTCTGTGTGAAATATCTTACACCATTCCAAATAGTCCTTTGCTACTATCTGGTCTCTCGCACAGAAGTTGCAGTGTGCCAGAAGGTCCCTTTCCAGTTCCTCTAACGCCGACACAGTTCCCGGAAACTCAAACTCAAACATTGGGAAGATAGTTTCGTGTCTGCCTTCAACGATTTCTTTCTCTGCACGATAAGATGTGGACATACAGAAAAGCCCCTTTGAATGAGGGGCTTTTAATAATTCTTGTTCCAACCACATCTGGCCGGTTTGTGGCAGCGGCCACACTTCATTATTATAATTGTAAGTTGCTACTGTTGTTGGATCCTCACATGCTGCAAGAATGCTCAACCTGTTTTGTGTGTGTACTTCCAAGAAACCACGGGCCAAAAAAAACGACCTCAATAGGGTCGCCGCTTCGGTAAATTCTCTTGGGTCTATAAGTTGGGTCATATGTAATTTCCTCAAATTTCTTTTATTTATACAAAATAGAAACGCAAAACAAACCCCACAACTGTTGCCAGGTGCGGGGTCTGAAAACTAGAAGTCAGAGGATATCGGGTGCGATGCAGAGCCTTTTTCGTAACTTGTATTCGTTTATACTCTATATATTCACTGGCGTCCCAGTGGCCTGCACTTCATGGCAGGTCTTCTATTACCATTATTTGTTTAAGTATTAATATTGTTCACGTTTCATTTTTCTTTCTCTCCTTCTTTTTTCGTTCCGGGGTGGGTTTCATAAGACCCATGCCAAGACCGCTATTAGCAACGGCCTCTGCCTTAGACAGTTTTACTTTCTTCTCAAGATATAATTGTCTGGCTATACCTTTCAAGGGTTTTCTGTCCTGCTTGTCCTCGGGCCTCATCTGGCTAGGAAAATCAGCATTACGAATTCTATCCCGTTTAGACCGAAATATTTTTTCGAGTTCTTGTGGCACTGAGATATTACTTTCCATAAGACTTATCCACTTGTAAATATCCCATTAAATGCTTTTCAGTAAAATTGAGATTATTAACAGCTTCTTGCAACTGAAACTTCTCCACATCCTTTGTGAATTTTGCAGTCTTTAATTCATTAACTACCTCTTGCCGAACTAATCTTACGGCGTCTAACAATTTTTGTCGCTTATTCATAATAAGTTTTTCTCCTAACGTGTTCATGTTCACTATCATTGCTACCATTTTTTTGGTCACCTATATGTACATCTTCATAAGGTACCCAAATCTCAAACATCTTTTCTACATCACGGACTAGATACTTCGTTGAAGTTTCATTTCTAGCCACTATATTACCCGTACGGTACAATTTCTTATATTCTGCAATCGGCAAATCTACTACAGAATATAGTCCACCTAGACGACCAAATTCGTCTACTGGAAAGTCCGCTTCATAATAACATCTATACTTATCTACTTCCTTAACCATTATAGGTCTCCAAGAATTCGTCTGCAAGTTTATTCTCCAAACGATATGCCTCCTTCTCCCAGGGTGAATTAAAATATGTCACTGTATTTAATTTATATGTCTTGCTCTTCCATTGAGTCGTACCATCTTCAAAATCACACAACTCGATACGAAAGAATTGTTTAAGGTGGACAAACTCATGTGCCAACCAAGTCAATAATTGTTCCATATCATGCTCAACACTTGCATCTATCTCAATACAAAATTCTTTAGGTCTTCCAAGATTTCCGGTGATATGACAGTAGCCATAAACATCTTCCTTTTTCTTTAAGTCCTTTATCAACTTTATATCTAAATCTAGATTTGGAGAATTGACCATTCTTGTTCCTAACAGCTTCGCACAATACCAAAACGAAGCTTGTGATAGGGTCTCGACCAGTTTTTTATTCTGAGTTCTATAACCCTCAATGTATAGATTCATCTGGTTCAATCTCCTTAAAGATGTATCTGAGAACATAGGGAGTTTCTTGTGTCTTTGGATTTCTATCCTTTTCAAGCATCTTCCTAGCTTCTGCCAAGTTATCAAAGTATTTTACTACTTTAAATTCTCGTTTACTCAAATTGTCCTTTATTACTTGCTGTGACATTGCGGACCAACTTGAACTCTTATGTGTATATTCACATACCTCATATCCAATAATTGTGGGCATAATAAAACTCATTCTTCATCTCCTTCATCTAAATCAAAATCATGTACTGCATCTTCAACTTTGTCCAAAAGTGCACCATACTGCAATTCAACAGACCGTCGAATCACCTTCATCAGTATCGCTTCAATCTTTGCTTCGTTTGCTTTAGCAATAACACTATGTACTGTAGCCATTTCTGTTCCAAGCTGACCTTTCACACCTGAGTAATTATGTAACAAGTGACGAACCTCTTGAGGAGAATTCTCCTCATTCCACCGATGTAGTGCTGCTTCAAATTCTTTCAACTTAGCGCCAGTCAGCAACTTATGCGTCTTAGCATCTGCTATTGTTAGAACAACAACTGTCAAATCAGATTTAGTGAGGTCATTTCCATACATAAACTTCCCTACACCGTGGCCATCAGGCTTACCCTTACCTGGTGCTAATATTCTATCGAATACATTATCAGACATACCGATATACAAAGCGAAAACCAAATAAACAAAAAGATTTTTCTTAAACTCCTCTCTATCTACTCCCTCAGGCAACATTGAATCCGCCATGGCCTCCACAGCTGCTAGAGTTCTTGAAAACCAAATATAGATGCCTGAAAAACTACTACCGTTACCAATAGCCGGTCCATTGTCATAGGCTTCGGCTTCACCCATAGCTAAAAATGTTGCCTGTGTTTTCTTAGCGTGTACACCAGATACTTCTGCATAATCTTTTATGATACAGGCCTTGATATACACGCCATTGGTACCATGCGATTCCAAAAATTCATCTTGCGATTTTCTATTTACTAATGTCATTTACACTCTCCATGTTAAACAATAAAAAAATAGTGGGGAGTTACTCCCCACTTGCTTCCAATCCTTAGAAGCCATCATCTTCGGATTCAAATTCCTCATCATCGTCATCATCAGACTTTTCAGCCATGATGTCATCAACCGAGGCACCAGCATCAACCTTGGTGTACAGGTCAAGGAATGATTCCTTTGTTTCGGTATCAAAACGTGAAACACACATTTCAATAGCCTTCATCTTATTATCAAAGATGCTAAAGGCACCAATGATATGTACCAGACGGCGTGTGGAGATAATCTCATCAACCCCACCATCCATAAATGTTTTGCGGATAACGTCCGCCCACTTGACAAGGTTGCCCACAAAGTCTGCGTCGACCTTATCGTTTTTAGCCAACTCGTTAATCAGAATCTTCTGCTCAACCTTATTGGTCGGGTACGTTTGTTCAATGGTAACAGGGAATCGTTCCAAAAATGATTCGTTCATTACGTTGGTCCCAATAAAGCGACCGTCATCTGAACCCTGACCCTTGGTGTTTGCTGTCGCAATGACGTTAAACCCAGGAGCAGGATGTACCCACTTACCAATCTTCTTGATATAGATTGACGAACCTTCAAGTATGGGCTGTAAGCACATAATCTTGTTAGATGCCAAATCAATTTCGTCTAACAGAAGCAAGGCACCACGTTTCATGGCCATCACAACCGGGCCATCATGCCAGACAGTCTCACCATTCTGTAAACGAAACCCACCAAGCAAATCATCTTCATCGGTTTCGATGGTGATGTTGGCACGGACAAACTCACGATGGAGTTTAGCACTGACTTCTTGAACCATCAGTGTCTTACCGTTGCCGGACATACCTGTGATAAAGATTGGGTAAAAGATTTTTGACTTAACGACATCCCGTACCGTGTTGAAATTGCCCCAAGCAACATATCCTTCAAACCTCTCGGGCACATAAGAGTCTTGCTCTTCAAGTGTTTCAAGGGCTTTCACCATAGCAACAGCATTGACCTGTTGTTCAGCAACAACAACAGACTCAACTGCCTCAATAGGACCGTAGTACCCGTCCTCATTTGGAAGGTGATACACCCCTTGTTTGATTTTGGGTTCAAGTTTCGTCAACCACGAAGCTGATTTCAAACCAAACTTCTCTTTAACATCTTGAACTTGCGCCAGTGTAATCTCAGTCGTTTCTGGACCGAGAAGGTCACGTGCACTATTTACAAAAGCAATTCGTTTTGCATTCATTCTCACAAATTTCATAATATTTCCTATATTAAGTTTAAGTTTAGACAATTAAGTCTATCATACGATTCACCATGACCCGATTGCCGAATTTCGACTTTTGGTTCTTGGCAAAAATGTTCTTCAATTTACCCTTAGACATATCAGATGCCTCACCATCTTCTAAAGGTAATCCATATTCATCTTTGATTATTGTTTTACCAGTCGGCAAGATGTAGTACTCATCAAACCCAGAGGTTTTAATAGTAATAAATCCATCAACACGTCCCTGCCGTCTAACTTTCTTGTGCAGGTCTTTAGCAAATGTATACCAACCAAGATACTTCTCCATCGTTCTTCGCCCAACCGTGTTACCAGACTCAAGGAAGATACCGATAGCATTAATATCGTTTCGTACTTTAAGCAGCTTGATAAGAAACTCAGACTGGTCTTCACCATCATAACGCCACATTTTTTGATGTTTGTGTCCACTAACCTCATATGTCTTGCGAGATTTCGGGTCATCAAAAATCAAGCGATTATTACTGAACCGACGTGACCTCATAGGCTTATAATGTTTGGTAAGACCATTATCATCCGGGGTAGCATAGGCATCATACTGACCGTTAAAGGATGTGTTAGCTTCTCCATCTGTCAAACAGATAAAGTTAACCTTGTCCAGTTTGTAATGGTCTCGGAAGTTAGGTATGATTTCTTGCATCGCTACCATCGCTTCGACTAATGGGGTTGAACCCATTTCTAAACCACCCAAGTATATATTCCTACGATATTTTTCCATAGACCAAGAGGTCACAAACAGATTTCTACATTGCTCATTCAGCTGTTTCGCTGACATTCTGCTTGAAAGCAGATTGAGTAACCTAAAGCTATCATTATTACCAAAGTAAATATCATCATGCTTATGTTCCCAACACGGTAACATTTCTCGAGCATGATCCCGAGACTTGTGACCATCTACTTCACTCTCTGCGTACCATGAATTCGAGAACCCATATACCTCATACGGAATACCCACCTTATTACAGAACCAAATCAACGAAAGCAATTGCTTCATTGTGTTGTGCATCAGATAGTGCATTGATGCTGACCAATCCAGAAGGAAGATTAGACCATGATTCTTACCGTCATGGACAATCGCCCGTTTCAGAAACAGGTCATCGCTATATTTGTACTCATGCAACTTTGATACATTAAGGATACCAGTCTTATCTATACTGGTACGCTTGTACTCATCAGCCGCCTTCTTGCGTTCAAATTCTTTGACCATGTAGTTTACGATTTTCTGGGTCGAACCTCTAAAGTTATGGAACTTTTTGTTCAAGCTTGCGTCATCAATCCAATCATCACTACCACGTTTGTAGCGTTCGTTCTCCGCCTGTTGGAGTTCAATCCAATGACTAACATGCTTACCCAAAACTTCACGGACTTCCTTATGAGGGATAATTAAATTCTTGAGTATTGGCTTCGGCAGACCAAAGTAAGTGATTTCTGCATTCTTTTCGTTACCCGCTAACACTTGTTTACTGTTTTCCCATTTTGTAACAGTGCCGGCTTCGTAATCACCGTCCACATGGTCGTCATCCTGGTCAAAGTTACCAGTATCTATCTCGCCACCATCTTTAAGCGTAGGCGTTGGATACTCTCCTTCTTCATCAGAATCTTCCATTTCTTCAGCAAACATACCCCGACAGGTAGCCGCTTCTTGCATCTGCTCTAACAGGTCAGCATAAGCCATTTGAATCTTCTTGGTGATTTCCACGACATCATCAAACGTTTCACACGCTTCAATGCCATCAACCATCCACATTTCATTATCTTCAAAAGGGACACCAGCCTGGACGCCGCCTTTAAAATGAATGTTTAAACGATCCAACACCGTCAAACTTTCATAATTCATTTCGCCGAAGAACCCTGCTCTCATCAAAGCCATATACCCTTGAGAGAATGACTTGCGTAATCCAGGATATCGCCTCTTTACGAATTTCTCGATCCTGGGATCCTCACAGATATTAAGAATGTTCTGGTTGACACCTTGATTATTAATGGCATCATGCCACCCTTCCATAGGAGTCCAGAGAGCATGACCAACTTCATGACCGACCATCAGGTCATAGACAACACCTTGTAGTGAGTCGTCTATCGCCATGGTCGACCAAATAGGTAGAGTCAGTACCCGATCCTTAACATCAAAGGATGCTGTCGAAGCAGTAACATCATGGCGAACAGTAATGTTCTCCGTGGCAAGTAGCTTCGCCAATTGTTCCTTAATTTTCATACTGATAGTCCAGTAAATGTTTGTTTATGCGATTATACTTCCCAGGGGAATGATAACCGCCTTTATTACGGTCTTGCTTAGAAACAAGATTCCGAAAGATACGACCAGAACGCTTGTCTTTCGCAGAGCGACTCTTATCGTTAAAATTTTGCTGACGAATTTTTTTCATCGCTTTTGCCTACGGTTTCGCCTTTGTTCCTGTTCATGTCCAAACGTACCTATTAGACGAGGCGAATCATAACGACCATCCATAGTCCATACGTGTGTACGATTCCCGAAGGTATCAATCCGTTCGATCCGTAAAGGCGTATCAAAAGCAGCACCATCTGGACTACTCACTGAGGTACGCTCATTGGTATTGAACTCAGCAACAGCACTAAGCATGGTGCGAGTCTTATGAAAGGATTGCCGATTACCACCACAATGAGGTTCACGATACTGTATAGAGAAACCGCCCATATCCATAGTGATGGGTGAAGTGCCATGTCCATATGATTTTTTCATTTTATCACCCGGACTGAATGAACTTCAATGTTCATCATGTTACAGAAGTTGGCGGTTTTCTGCCGGGCAACTTGTGCATCAGAAGCCTCAACAGTTGCGACGGCAATTAACTTACCGTCTTTTGCCTTAGAAATGATTTCGTATTTTTTCAATTTTAGTTCCTTGTGCTAAAGTGTTTTTGTTTGCGCTATTAGTTGGTCCCAGAACTGGGGGTCGACTTTGAGGACTGTGGTCCCCTTGGTCTCCTATAACCCCAGTGCGGCCAACAGATGACCACTACCACCCATGTGGTTGGGCCAGTTCATGTCTGCGACTGCAATCACAATCGCCCATAGGGCTACAAAGAGTAGCCATGTCCAGTCTTTGGTCATTTGACCTCCTGCTGTGGGATAGACCAGTAACCATATGACTTGGTCCGTGTGAAGTGGCGTCTAACCCGTTTGGGTTTGACTTTAGTAACCACACCAGTATATGCCGCAATAGACTTATCAAGGTCAGTACGGTCTTTAGTGTTCATTCCAGATAGCATTTAATTTCTCTTAGTAGGTGAGTCGTCCATTCAGTACCCAGGAGGGGTCTAGTCTGTCAGGACTCCAGTCGGACAACTCAATTTATACGATCCATTATACAGGTATCTTCCCTTCATGTCGCCAGAGATTTCTGTTTGTTTTCAATGACTTAGGAGAGGGGCATAAAAGCCTATGTCCATAGGCTTAAAGTGTTGTGTGGAAACAACAG